TAATAGCTCTTTTCTTTCCTTCTGTTCCTTCTCTAAGTAATCCAAATGGTGAACCAGTATCATTATCTAAAACATAAGATAATGTTTTTTCTTGATAAGACCTTTTAGCTGATAACCCACCTTTCTCTGCCACAGGCAATCCTCTAGTATCGTTATCACCTAAGTATGAAACTAAACCAGCACCTTCTATTTCTACTGTTTCTTCCTCTATAGAAAGCTGATTAATAATACCAACATACTCTGCACTACTAAGCATAGAAGAATCATCTAACTCATCTTCTGAAACTCTCGCTGGCATAATGACCACATGTTCCCACGGTTCAATGCTATTTATAATAGAGTTAGGTACAAGGTTTATATCTAAAGATACATTGAAGACTCCAGGAGCCATCAACTTTTCAGTTACGCTCATGCTTTCACCACCTTACAGTATTCAGATACATTATCTAAGTATTGGTCTCTTACGCTGTCACCTGTATTTTGTGAGAACACTGATAAGTCTGATTCATATAATTCATATCCTATAAAAGCTTTTAACTGTGTACCACCAGAAGTAGGATAAATTAAACCTCTGACTAAATCTTCTGTAAATGAAGAAGGTGAACCAAGTAACCATTTGTTACCATCATCATCAACTGCACCTGCTTTTATATAACCTGTTGCAGTGTCTGCATCAGATGAAGGGTCTTCACTTAAACTTATATTTAATCTTGAACTTATAGGTGATTGATTTAATATCAATGAAGCATGGTGAGCACCTCTTCTTAAAGAAATGTCTAATGTAAGTCTATCTTGACCACTAGCTTGATAGTGAGAAGTTAATCTAATAATTCCAAGCTCTGGAGTATTTCTTAATATTTGTATAGTTTTCCAACCTCTAAATTCAGTAGCTAGCTGATTAGAACCAGATGGTGTTCCTCTGTGTATTGCCCACTCTGTTTCACTACCATAGCTAGTTGTATCCCACAAATAAGAAACAATTCTTGATTGTGTAGTATTTGAGCCAACTCTAATTTTAACAATTCCATTTTCAAGTATTGCACCAGCTGACACATTAGGAGATGCTAAGCCATTTCTTACTTGAGAGTCAGTAGTTATCCTGACAGAGCCTTTATAAAAGTCTGCTGGGTCAACATGAAACTGTGCATTACTTCCTCTAAGATTATTATCTCTTTTTATTCTCATTGTAACTGTATCGCTAGCAGTAGTTGTAGTTAAATCTCCAGCAACTCTAGTGCCATCTGTTGGGTTACTTTGGTGAAAGTAGTTGTAATGATTTCCTGGTGGACTATGAAACTGTTGTGATGTAGATGTAATAGAATGCGCATTATCTAATAGCTTTCCTGTTAACACAGACTCTTTTACAACTTCACCTACCTTTCCTAAGTATTCCATATCTAATGAGTAATTAAATCCACCCATTGAATACCTTGCAATATCTACTGAGCTATCAGTTAAGTAAACATATCCGTCAAAAGTAGAATCTCCATCGTATCTAAAAGGAACATATACTCCAGCTTGTGCCATAGAAACTAATTCATCTCTAATATATTTGACTGTGTCTAAATCTGTTTCAGCAATCTTTCCTTGTATTCTTAATTGCCTATCTCCACCACCACCAGAAAAATCTAATGATGCAGGAGAAGTGATATCTAATCTACCTATGTGAACTTGATGTGCCACTAATTTCTCCTAAGACCTGTACCAGATGAACCCTCTTTATCTAACTTCTTTAGTGCTTTACTAATTTGAACCGCCGCCTTTCTTGCAGATATTGGGTCTGAAGGAACTCCAGTAACATTTACATTTAAGTTATTTACTACTGTACCAGATTTTCCAGTACCTAAAGGTTTTACCATAAATCCATTTCCAGGAATAAACTTCACTTCTTCTGGTCCATACTCACCAACAAGAGCACGAGTCATTGGGTCTCCACGACCACCATATTTATATTTCTTAACCCTTCCACCCATACCATAATCAGGTAGAACAAATGGTTCTGTGGGCATAAGTGAATTGAAATAGTCTCTAAAGTTTGTATGAAAATTTTGGAAAGTTCCAGAGTCAAAAGTACCTGCTGTAGTTGATTTACCTGATTGGTCACTTAAGGCATTCATGAAAGTATTGTATTCTCCTGAACCCATAAAGTTAGTTAAGGTAGCCATGTATATACCCATTTCCATAACACCACCTTTGAGTTGTCCAAGAGTCTCAGCTAGTGCTTCTTTAATTTGTGGGGTAGTTGAAAGAACGGTTGTTAATAATGTGTTTTGTGCTGCTATAACTTCATTTACAGCACCAGATATACCACCATACATAGTTTCAATATTGGATAGATTATTTAAAAACTCTCCGTCGTAAGCTATTTCTTGATTAAGAGTAGCTAGTGCCTCATTGTATTTAAGTTGTGCATCTACTGTTCTTTCTTTTGCGGAAGCCATATTATCTTCTGATATTTTCAAGTTGCTATCAAGTAATAGTTTTTCATTTTCTAAGTCTATTACTTTCTGTCTTGCGCTAATCAAGGCATCATCTGTTTCTAAAGCTTCTTCTCTTGCTTTAGTTAAATCTCTTTCGGTAGCAGTCAATTCTAAAATTGCTAATTTTCTTTCATCTTCTGTTATGTCTTCACCTTTCAAAGCTGCTAATCTTTCTTCCGCCGCTTGAAGCTCGAGATTACTGATAACTCCTTTAGCACCCATAGCACGTAAGTCTTGTATATTTTCTTCGGCTCTCTGTATTTCTAGTAGTTCTTGAGCAGATTTATTACCACCTGCTTTCTTGATTTTATCTTCTAAAGATATTTTTTTTCTAAGTAAACTAATTTCTTCATCAAGAGTTATAACACCTTTTCTACCTGTTATTTCGAGTTCTGCTACTTCTTTTAGACCTTTAAGATATCTGTCGTTGAAAGAAGCAGCATCTCTACGAGCAGAATTTAAGGCTATTTGTGTTTGTAGCTCCGCTCTTTGCGCTTGTATTACACCTCTTTGTGCATCTTTGAAATCTGTATAAATTCTTAAGTCATCTCTATATCCACTAAATAATCCCATTAATGCATTAGATGATTCTTTAGCTAGCATTGATTGTCTATCGTGAATACCTAGAATTATTCCATCAATTAAAGCATGTCCAATATTTTTTCTTGTCCATTCAGATGGAGATTTGATTCCATATTTATATAGTATCTCCTGTATTGCATCGTCTATAACGCCTGTAAATGTTTGAGTTAATTCAGGTGCTTTATCCTTAACACCTTTTACTATTCCATCTCCTAAGTCTTCACCAGCTTCTTCAAATTCATTTTTATTATCTTTAATCATCTTGGCAGCTTGTTGAGCAAGTTCAGGTCCCACAACTTTAGATAGTTGCTCTTCTAATGAACCTGCCATCATAGGTGCTGCTAAAAAGTCATTAAGAACATTCATTGCTTCAGGTCCTACTGATGCTAATTGTCTAGCTACTAATGGAGAGACTTCTGATAGTTCTAGTATTCCTTTTTCAAACTGTTCTTGTATCTTAAGATTTTCTACTAAGTTTTTAGAAAATTCAATAGCAGTAATTCTTGCTGCTTCTGGTAATTGTTGCATTCCGTTTATTGCATTTTCTAATGACTGAGATAGAGACTCGTCAATTGCCTCTGAAAGTGATTGAATAGCTATTTCTGAATTCATAAATTCTTCATTCATGTCTCCCATAACTTCCTCGACAGTTCCAGTTTCTTCGGCAAGATTTCTCATAACTAAAGCCTGTGCTCTTTCAAAATTTTGTGCATTTGTTGCATCGATTTTTTGTGCTTCTGTAATAGCACCCCTAGTTATTAATAGTTCTTGAACATCGTTTAAAAATTTAGCTTTGCCTTGAAGTAGTATCGCTGAATCTTTTATGATGTCACTATCTGCTAAATTCATAATTTTATCGTCTAGGACTATATCAAAAACATCTTTATAAAGTCGGAGAATACTATTTACTTCATCTATTTGACCAGCGTCTATGTCTATATCTCCAGTGAGGAATGGTACTGTAGCTCCTGATTGCATTGCTTTAAGTAACCCAAATGATTCCTCAATATTAGTAAGTGCTCTATTGATTTCTTCATCTCCAAAGTCTGTGCTCAGTACAGATTCAATTAAATCACCAACAGTGGTTTTTTTACCTGATGCAACATCTGTGACTAATTCACTTAAGCCTCCAAAGATTTGCTTTTCTAATTCATCTTTGTCTAAACCAAAATCATCTGCAACATTTTCAAGTCTATTCTCTAAACCTTTACCACCTTTCTGACCAAATACTAAAGTTTCTAAATTAGCACCAGCAGACAATTTGAAAGCAGCTTGCATACCTCTTACAGATTTACTTAATGATTCTATTTTTTCTTCTACTGCTTCGATAGTCTTTGCATCTGCTCCATCACCAATCAAATTTTCTCTAAGATTACCCAATGCTTCTAGTTGTGTTCTTGACTTTTCTAACTCTATAAAACTTTCTGTTAATGAATTCATATTATTTGCAAACTCATCCATGCTTCTTCTTCTAGCACCAATTCTTTCTATAGCACTGAATATTAATTGAAATGCTCCCATAAATACTAAAGCTTTTCCTATTGCGAGACCTACACCTTTTATTGCTACACCTACTGCCCTAGCAGCTTGTGCAAGACCCATCATTCCACCTCTAAGCTGATTTGTTAATAGAATTGTTTGACCAGAAGTTGCATTGTAATTTTTAATAGCGTTAGTAATATTTTCTAAAAATTTTCCAGAATCTCTAAAAGCTAAGTTCTGTCTTAAAAATTGTATTCTGTTTGTTCCAGCACTTTTAGCAAGTTTTTTTAAAGCTTCATTAGTTTGTAAAAATGACTGACTTAATCTTGTAGATTGTACAGTAACGGTTTCTTTTAGTAATCCTTCACCAGCTTGACCTATAGCAAAAGGGCCTCTAGTAATAGGAACTTGTATATCTTGCTGACCAGCAAAACCAGTTTTAATACCACCCATAGGATTGAACATCAACCCTCCCATTCCTTTACTTTGTGATTGGAAAAGCATTGCATTTTGTGCGTCAGTAAGTCCAGTTACACCAGAACGAGCCATATTTGTTGCAGCGGCATATTCTAAAGTACCAGCAGTCATAGCTTTGAAAGCAGTAACTACACCATAAACAGTTGCTCCCAACGCAGTAAGTGGTATTCCTATATTACGCAAACCTTTAACTCTTTTGTCAAAGTTAGTGACAGATGTTAAAACATTAGCCAAAGCTTGAACAACATTATTTATAGAAGGTAAGAATTTTTCACCAAAAGTTATACCTGCTTCGTTTACTATGTTTCTTAAAACTTTTACCTGAGAAGCTACAGTTTCATATCTTCTTTCTGCTTCAGTAAGTAAAGCAGTATTTTCTGCAAACTCTGTATTAGCCATACCTAATGCTTCAGTAAGTAATCCCATACCTCCGTCACCTTCAGCACGACTTAATGCCATGATTGCTCTTCTAGTACGTATTTGTCCTAGACCTATTTGTTCTAGTATTGCTATAGCATCTCCGCCTGATTTCTCTATGTCACCCAAACCTTCAATAAATTTAGTTAATCCTAAAGCTGGGTCTATAGCAGATAATTCTTGAAATGCCTCAGATGTCATTCCAGCTGTAGCTGCTACCGTTTCTAAATCTGCTCCTCCAATACTTACAAGTCTATCCACTACTTGAGTAAGTCTAATAATAGCTGTGGCACCAGCTTGTGCTGGCTGACCAACAGCTCTTAATGCAGTAGCAAATGCTAATGCGTCAGTTGCAGCATTGTTGAATTCTGTAGCAGTACCAGCAGTAGCAGTAGCAATCTGAGTAGCGGCAGTAATAATTTCAGATTCAGTAGTAGCAAAGTTATTACCTAACTTGACAATTACAGATGCTAAGTTGTCTATATCTCCAGAAGCTAAACCAGTAATCTTTTGTAATCTTGCTAATGATAAAGCAGCTTGTTCTGCTGATAAGTTTGTAGCTACTGTGAGCTTTTGTATTGTGTCTGTAAACTTTACTATTTCATCTGCGGATATACCTAACTGTCCACCAACGGCAGCTATCTGAGTTAGTTCAGCTATGCTCGCAGGTGTAAATTTTGCTAAGTTTCTTAATTGAAGTGCAATATTCTTGAATTGTTTTTCAGCAGCTGCACCTTCTGCTGATACATCTAACGTTTTCTTTACAGCAGCAAATTGTTCTTCAAACCTTACTGCGGCAGCACCACCAAAAGCAAAGGCTCCAGCTAAAGCAGCACCTAAAGGTAGTATTGCAGTTGCTGTGGCAAGTTGAACTCCTTTCTGTGCTTCCTTTATTCTGTTGGTCATCATTTGCATGTTTCGACCAACTTCACGTACAGCACCGTTCATAGCTCCTTTGTCGAAGCCAGCCCTTAGCTTGATGTCTATTATACCTGCTGTATTAGCCATAATTACCTTTGATTCATGTCATTCATAAATTGTTCTAATGACATTGTAGTACGAGGTCTATTTCTTCCTCGTCTTCTGTCTAGTTCCTTCTTCCACCAACCTTTTTGAGGTTGTGAAGTATCTTCAGGAGTTGTATACTCTTCTCCATTTACAGCAGCATTATAAATAGGTTGATAAAATTGAGACTTATCTACAGGTAAGTACGAAAGATATACCATAAATATTCTCCAATTTAGAGACGCTGGGTTATCAATATTATAGAATCTTTTAAAATCCGCTACTATTGGTGACCATCTATAAAATATGTCTCTAAAGGAGAAACTTATTTTGGGCTATCATCACCTTCTTCATTTGCAGATTCTAATTCTTCATCACTACTAATACCATATTTTTCTAGTAGCCATGTAAGAAGTTCTTCTAATTGAGGCCATGTCGCCCCATTCGTAATCAACTCTTCTAGTACATCTTTTCCTAAAAGAGCATCCAACCATTCAGGAATTACAGATGTTGGCACTACGCCTGTTTCATCCATAAATCTCATTTGAGTTAAAATAACTCTAGCTGGTATCTGTGCAGGTAAAGAGTATGCTTTACCCCTCATTGTAAATTCTAATTTCTCATCACTATTTGTTACAAGTGCGTCGAAATCTTTATAATTGTCAGCCACGCCGACCTCCATTCTTATCCATAATTATTATTTTTAGTTAATGTCAAATACGTCGCTATCGTTTGTATTATCAACAATTCTGAACAAGTCTAAGAATTGATTTGTTGATTGTACAGACTTTGGCTTAAGTACTTTAAATTCAGTTGCAACTACAACCTTCTGTGGGGCTTTTTGATGAGCCATAGAGAAAGCTCCAACGTTAATAGCACGTGGAATTTCTACATGTCTATCAGCACCAGCAGGACCGTCAACAATTAACAATAATGATTTCTCATCAAAGTCATCTGTTGAAGGTGGTTTTAAGCTGTCATAACCTGATGCATAATCAGCATCATCTTCTGTGAAAGTACCACCACCAAGAGCAATTTGAAGGTTGCTCATAGATGCTTGTGCTAATTCACCAGTTAATCTAACTTCTTGTGCAGTCTTAAATGTTGCAATTGGGTCAATTTCTTCAGCGACCATAATATCTTCAAATGTTTTATCCATTTCAAGAGTCCAGCCGTCTTCAGAATATCCAACGTCAACCCAGTCAGAAGCTGGGTCAGCCCATGCTCCTGAGTTATCAGCTGGGAAAGCTATATAGTCCCCAGATGCGTTACCGTCATTGGATATTGCTGCAACGTAAAGTACACCAGTACCAACAATAACTTCAGATATTGTACCATTTGTGCTTGGCATAATTTATCTCCTGTTATTCTTCTTCGCTTATACTGTCTTGCAAGACACTCTCGGCTTCGAGAGAATCCTCAACGTCGACTTCCCACTGAGCATCTTCAGGTTCATTGTCTTCCACTGAAGACTCTGAATCTACTAAAATGAGTAAGGGATAAGCATCTCCTTTGAGATACCATTGTTTATCCTTTAATCTATTCCAGTCGGATTCTCCAATCTCCTTCGCATCAATTTGATTAAACATAATACCAGTAACTACATCTCTCGCTTGATTGCGAGAAAATAGTGGATTAAGTTTTACCAAAACTTTCTTTTCATTCTTTGCCATATCTATTCCTATACACCTCTATACGTCATAGCTAAAGCAATTGAGTACCTGCCAAGACCAGTTGAAACTTCTTCAATTCTTGTAGGGAATTGAACTATCTCAAAACTATATATCTTAGCTCTAGTAGTACTATCGCTTGTAGTTATATACCCATTAGCATAGTTGAAAGCAGACTCAATAACGGCATTTGCTAAAGACATAGCTGTGCTGTAATCTGCAAAAGGTTTGTCATTTCCAGAACCACCCCATCTACCTGCGTAACATTCCATAGGAATCAAAGCATTTTGTATATGAACGTCGCTTCTTGGATTTACTAATGCACCGCCTGCCCTGAATAACGTTAGAAAAGGCAAGCTTGACCCTCTAGGTAATCTCGTAGCTACATTAGTACCACATATGTCTGTAATCTTAGTTTGTTCTAAAGCCCATTGCCTTGCGATAATTTCCGCATCAGGTGGTGCTGGTTGGTTTTGGTCTCTTGTATTTGGCATAAGTTTATACTAGTTGAATAAATCTAGAGTTATTGTATTAAGAGTCTCCATCGTCGAATAGGTCTGGGTCATCAAAAGTATCATCCTTGAATCGAATGTTTCCTGTAGGGAACTTAACATCTAGGAATTGTCTCAAAACATTCAAGTCTCTACCATTTAGACCTAGTTTTTTAGGAAGTGTATCTCTTTGCATATACTGATAAAACGCTTCTTTTATTTCAGGTCTTGAAGAAGCTTTAAGTAATATATCTCTTTTTGAGTTATTGATGTCTCTAGATTGTTCTATTCTCTTAAGCTCTGATTCAACATATGCTATTTGTTTGCTTAAGCTACCTTTGTTAAGTTGGAATTTATTTACATCAGCTCTTGCTTTAGTTGCTATATCTTTGTCACTACCAATTATGTTTACATTGTTAGTTTCAAAGTTATAATTTCCTGCACCAGACTTACCATAAGAAGCCATAGTTGTTCCTCTTGGAATTCTATTTCTCTTCTTTTCAAAAACCTTTGGTGTAGGAAGTGGATTACCTTCAGTATTAATAATATTATCTCTTACAAAAATACTTGTTTGTGCTTTACCTTTTCTTGCTAGCTTTGCTGCTGCTTGTGCAGAATCTATTTGTCCTGAGTTTAATTGGGTAATAACATCTTTCATATTAGATGGGACTACAACATCTTCTAAATCACTATCTAGCAAAAACATACCTATACCTCTTGCAGTTATAGATGCGTCTAGTAAAGCTTTGTCCCTATCAGCTTGCCCTTCAAAATTAACTGTAATTTTATCAACGCCAGTTCTACCATCTTCTACAATCTTTCTACCTCTTTTACCTTGTGTGTAGTTAAATGGATAAGGACCTGTTTGTTTAATTACAGCTTCAATATTTTTTAAAGCTTGGTCAGTTGATTCTTTTATTACTTGTACTGCTTGGGGTGTAATTAATATTCCACCTATCTGAGCCTCTCCTTCCAAGTCTTTTATAATTTTATTTGCCAATCTATCAGTAAAGTCGTTTATCTCTTTATTACTGAAACCCATATTGGAAGATAGAGTTCTTCTTAGTTCATCTTTAATTTCATTTGTAAATTGTTCTGCTTGCAGCTGTCTATTAGTAATAGACCTAAGATTAACTGTTAAGAATTCAGGGTCACCAGGTTTAATATCTTTACCGAATTTTTGGCGTAACATATCCATATCTTTTAATATGTCTAAGTCTTCTGCTACACCAGTTTGACTCATATCAAAAGAGTCATAACTAGTAACATTTTTTCTTGTATATCTATTTATACTGTTACCAACTAAGAATGCTTTACCATCTGCATCTTGTGGAAATTCATCTGTTTCAAATCTATATCTGGTGATTTTTTGACCAACTACTTTTCCACCCTCATCTAGTACTTCTTCTACGTCAAATATTCTTGTGTCAAGATTTACATCTGGCTTGAACTCCATTCCAACAAATATTTCATTACCTCTTTGCGTACTAGGAATGCCTTGTTTATATATACCTTCCTCTTTCATGAATCTATTTATCTGTCTGTCGTAGTTCATAACGTCATCATCAATAACTCTTTCAAAACCTCTTCTGCCACCAAATGATGTTTTATTTATTCTCCTCATTACATCAGCACCACCAAATATTGTGTCGTCTAGAGTTTCAGAAAGTAAATCTAAAGTTGTAGATTCATAAGCGCTCCTAAGTACTTTATTTTTGTTTAAAAGAACTTGACCATTTCTTACAACAGGATTGTTATTTTGTTTTACAGACTTTTCATATATTTCATCGAGTATTTTTTTCTGCTTAGCATTTGGTGCAGACATTCCTCTAGTCTTAATGAATACATCCATATTAGAAGTAGAACCAGGTATTTTTAAATTAGACATACCACCAACAACATGTCCAGCTATATTTCTACCAGAGCTAACTCCCAAGCCAAATTTTGTTGCAGCACCCACAGCACTTCTATACATGAATAAAGATGGAGTATAAACAAAAGCATCTGTTCTATTTGTTAGTACTTTATTTTTGTCAGTAGCTGGTCCACCATATTCTATTTGATAAGCGTCTCTTATAGCATTTGCTTTTTTATCTTTTTTTGTTTTACCACCAAATCCGACTGCATAAACAACTGTAGCTTTAGTGTCACTGTAATCAGGGTCCATAGCATGAATAGCTGACTGTATTTGTCTTCTGTTTGATACATAGTTATGTCTTTGAGGATTGTCTGAAAAATTTTGCTCTAAATAGTTTTCTCTATTAATCAAAGATTCATTTAACATTTGAATTTGTTGTTTTTGATATTTAAGATTTCCAACTTTACTAGGAATGCTTTTCTGTACAGTTTCTACCCTTGGAACTCTTTTCTTTCTTGTTTCAACTCTTTTTAATGTTCCTTGCTGAATAGAAGCCAACTCAGGTGGAACATATCCAAGTTTTCTTATTTGATTCCTGATTTCTTTGTCAATAGATGGGTCGGTAGTAATTTCTGTAACTGTTTTCGCTTCTACATCATATTGCTGAACTTTATCATAAACAAGTTTGTCTTGAGAAATAGAACGTGGATTATTTTTATCATATATGTTTAAGCTTCTATTAGAAATTGTTTTATAACTTTTACCTTGATTAGCTATTTCATTATCGTCACCATGAATATATCTAAGAACACCAGTCATCTTACCTATTTCATTTACTGCTTGGTCTCCTAGCCTCATTCTTATTTCTTGTATTTTTGTAGCAACAATCATTTTCATATTGTCTGAAGTAGTAGCACCTTCTATATTCTCTCCATACCTATCAGCAGTAGCAAGTATGTTTGCTGCAAATTCTGCGATTACCTCAGATTCAGATGTATTAATAGGACTTCCAAATCCATAGACAACTCCTTCTGATATGTCTTTTATAAAATCATCATTTCTCAATTCTTGTAAGTAATCTAAGGAATCTCTTTTACCTTCTCTTGAAAAAGCATTGCTCTTTATATCATTACCCAAACCCCTGGAATTGGTAACATATAATGATTCGTTTATTCTTCCATTTCTAAAAGAATTAATAGGAGAATTGATTGTCATTCTATCTAATCCATAACCACCACGAACTGCGTTTTGACCCATAATATCTACAATATCTTTTCTAGACATTAAAGACTCTATTGTTTCGTCAGGCATTGTCTGAAGTGAAAATGAAGAGAGCACGCCATCTTTTTCGTCTCCCAGTTCCATTTGTCCTCTTTGTCTATTATATTTGTTAACAGCATATGGGTCTGGTGCGTTAGCTATAGCTATTGCTTGCATAGCTAATTGTATTTTTCTAAAATCTATTCCAACTTGAGATGTTGGATTTTGTACATATTTGTCTATCTTTTTAGCGTCTAATCTAAAATCTCCATAAAGCATTCCTTTTACTTTAGTATCGAAAGCTCTTAAAGCTCTAGCAGATGTTCTACCACCAACTACTCTTAAATATCTTCCTATTAAACCAGTACCAGTTGGGAGAAATGAATTCATAGCCATACCAGCTCCTCTTGCAGCAACTTTATATAAACCTCTTCTTGCTAGTGACCTTGAAGTTCCTACTTGTTTATTTGTCAAGGAACGCATTGTGTTTCTTGCATCTAATGAATCATAGAGCTTACTTCTAACTCCACCAGTCTTAGCACCAGTAAGAGCGGAAAAAGTTCCTAAGTTATAAGCAAACCTATAGCCTTTTTCTTGAAATGAAGGTGTGTCTCTTAAAGACTTGTACATTGTGCCTCTAGCACGAAAGACACTTGAAGTATCAGATGACTGGCTTTTGAAAATAGCCATTGTTATTCTCTATATAATAAACTCAAACTCTTGTAGTAAATACCACCATCCATTTTCCTACCTTCTGAAATAGAGTTTATTTCAAAGTATTTACCTGAAGATGGTTCGTAAATTCTATCTGAGGCTTTAACATCCGCATTATCTGGTAAAACAAGATTATAATTTTTTACTACCGTATTTCTTCCATCTCTATCTTCTGATTCGCTTATGAGAGTTAATCTAGCTTTTGAAGAAGATTGGTCCGCCCATGTTTCACTTTCTATACCTCTTTCATCTACAGAACTACCTGAAGTACGTTGTATAGTGACTGTGTCTATTAATAACCTACGAGGAAAGCGAGCTGGCATTATACAAAGAACTGCCTTCTAAATGGCGCTAACAATGTTAAGTCACTAGCTGTTAATACTGTTGCAGCATTTAGTGATAAACCACCTGGATAACTTATTGAGTAATCTCCTACTCTCTGGCTATCAGATAGAACAAAGTTTGAAACATCTGATGAAGTCTGTCCTTTTATTTCAGCAGCTTCTTGCTGTGATGCAATAATTAATGTTGACTCGAGTATTCTTGCTGCTGACCTTTCAGTTACTGATTTAAATTGTATTGGTAACTCTGGATTACTACCAGAACCTCTTGCGTAATATCCTGCATTGTAAGTTACAGTTATATTCAAAGGTCTTGCATAAGACCATCTTGTTCCAATACGAGTAATTCTTCCATTGGAATATTTAACAAAATCTTTAGAGTTACCTTCTTCTAGTGTTGTGTCGTCTTCTACTATTGAAGTAATTGAATTAATAGGAAGGTGTGTTAAAAATATATCTTTTGTTTGGTCACCTGTAAAAGTTTCAGTATGTGATGCTTGTTCAACATCATATCCTACATACTCTTTTATAGCAGCTTCTACAAGTGGAATAATGTTATCTGTAAGATGTGATTCTAAATCTGAAGATAATGCAAATTGAACATACTGTTCTACATTTGCAGCTGTACAGAAAGCCATGAGTTAGACCTCCTGTGTTACTTGTCTTCTGATTTAGATTCTTCTACTTTGACAGATTTATTTTCTACTGGCTTTTGTGCTTTTGCTTTTGCTGGAGCAGCTTTCTTAGCAGGAGCTTTCTTTTCTTCTAAAGCACCTTGCTCTTTTAACCACTCAGTTGGGTATTCTTTACCAGCTTTAGCAATTAAATCTGCTTGAGCAAATGGTAAATCAGCAGGGGCACCTTTCCAGATTTTTCCGTCAGGTAGTCTATAAACGTTCTCTTCTAATACTGTGTACATAATAATCTATCCTACCTTACTTTCTTGGCTTCTTTGGTTTTTTACTCTTCTTCGGCTTCTTGTGGTAAGGCATTTTTCTCCTGTGTTAATTCAGGCTCCACTTTCCTGAAACTGTCAATAATCTCTTGAGACTTATCAAAGAACTCTTTATCTCTTTGTATCATCCCAAAAGGATTTAATCTTGTTCTTGGGTTTTGTTCCATCTTTTACTCCTTAATGTTTTTGGGGGCAGTACGAACCACCCCCAAAAAACAAATACTAATTACATATTTGTAATTGAGCAGAATGCGGTTGGTCTGTAAATTGCAAAACCTAAACGCATTGTCAATCTAATTGCCAATTGATTCTTCGCAAAGAAATCTGAATGGCTATCAGAAACAGCAAGGTCAACGCCTTCTCTCATAATTACTTGAGCTGCGTCTCCACCGCCGAATTTACCTACTAATACTGTTCCAGCAGCAATAACTGTTGAAGGAACAACATTAAGTCCCCATAGTTTTGGAGAAGGTGCATCACCGAATCCACCAGCAACAACAAATAATGGGTTCTTAGAACCGCTTGTTGTTATATCAGTAACTGATGTAACTAGGTCATACCAGTCTGATGGGTGCATTACGATTGCATCTGGTTCAACAAATGCATCTTTTCTGATTTCGGTAATAGCTTGGTAAATTTGACCTAACTTTCCAAGTTCCCCACCATATGGGTCACCTGTATAGTCAAATGTGTTAATTCCTGATTTTTGTAACACACCTGTCAAGTTAGGAGCTGAACCGCTACCATTGATTAATTGGTTGTCAAGATTCAATTTCATCATTGTTGATAATCTTGAATTGACATATCCTTGAATTCCAGCAACATCAGCTAACAATTCGTCAGTTACAGGTAAGAATGTAGCCATCTTTCTGATGGATTCTGTTCTTTCTGTAAATGCTAAAGCACCTTCATTAGATGTACTAATGTCAGCAGCTTCAGCAACTGCACCAGCATTGTTGGTGAATGTTGTTTCTTCTAAATACACATATGCATTTTGGTTAGTTTGAATTTGGTCAAACAATCCAATAACGCTATCTGGATTACGAAGAGCTGTCTCCAAGATTCCTGGAGCTCTAAGGCTCTCAGGAGCATATCCTGTTGTATTCAAAGTTGTTTTGAATTCAACATTGGAATCTACACCTTTTACGCCATTGTCATTGTATGCTTTATAAGCATCAGTTCCAACAAACAATTCACCGATGGATTTTACTCCAGCTTTTTGAACGTCTGCATTTGGAATAGCGTTAACAGGTGTATCATTGATTTCCATTGCTTTTTCGTTTTGAGCTTTTGCTTCTTCAATTTTTAAATCATCAACAAGTCCAGCTAGTTCAGTGTTGAGACCTTTGATTTTTTCTTTGGCCTCAGCAGAGTACTTGCCGTCTTCTTGTGAATCAAAAGCAGCTTTAAGCTCTTCACGAGATTTAGCAATTTGTTCTTTGAGTTCTTTTGGTCTACTCATTTTTTAACTTAATCTCCTGTTATATATTTTGATTATTCTTCGATTAAGTCGGCTTCCAAAGATTCTGCAATTAATGCTTGACCTTCAGCCCATAGTGCATCTGATTCTTCATCAATAATCTCTTCTTCAGTATCAGCAGAGACTTCTTCTTCGGTTTCAGCTGTAGCAGGAGCTAACTCCTCTTCAACCTCTTCCTCAGTTTCTTCCTCTTCAATTACTTCAGGTTCGATTACTTCGACTTCATCAACAGGTTCTTCTGTCACTTCAGTCTCGACTTCTTCTACATCAGAAGCTTCTTCCTCAGCAGATTCCTCTACTTCGGTTTCTAGTTCTTCTACAGCAGCAGAATCAGCAGCACCGAATTCAGTTATGAATTCATCGACTTCAGACCAGGCATCTTGTAAATCTTCCTGTACCGCTCTAAGAGCGTCAGTAGCTTTCATACCTAGTTTCCTTCCATCCTTAGCACGTAACATCGCAATGGCGGTAGCTCGTGCCATCAAGTCGTTAAATGCAGCAAGCACATCTTTGACTTGTTGTGAAAAAGAAACATTATCTTGCGTTTCTTCTTCAACACTTTCACTTACTTTGTAATAAGACTTACCTTCAGATTCAACAATTGTTATTGTCTTTCCTTCAGCTTCTGCTTCAGCTAATGCTTTTGCAGGGTCTTCATACACTTGTTCTAATACTTTTTCTGGCTTAGGTTCTACAAGATTATCTTTAGCCACTTTCATTTTTTCAGCTATTTCTCTGAGCATATCTACCCACCATTGTGGTAAGTCTGCATCTTCGTCTTTAGGAATAGCAGCAAGAATTTCTTTCATTTCTTGTGTGATATTTCCTAATGCTTCCATAGCAGCGTGTTGCTCTGTATGAGTTTTAGCTTCTTTCATGTCGTCAGCATCATCATCACCGTTTATAGCATCTTCATATTCTTCATGTGTTTTACATGGCATATAGATAGTTTTTCCATCTTCATCATGAGAATGTATACCATCGCAACCCATTTCTTTAGCTCTTTCCATAGCTTCACCTGGATTGTCAAACATATCTTTACCTACAGATGCCTTACCTTCTTTTGCAATTTCTTTTAATAACTCGTTATTAGATTTAATTGATAATGTATAAGTATCTTGATTAGCACCAACTAGTACTGGAGATACTTCAAATACAGTTAAATCTTTTAAATATCTTGCATCAACTTCTTCATTTGATTTCATATCTTTATGCTTACCAAACTCAGAATCATTGACTCTATATCCGAATGACCATTGTTGAAGGTCACCCATGTTCTTTACTAACTTGTAGGCTTCTTGTCCTGAATCTGTGTCCATGAAAAACTCACCAACAAATGTAGCTTTGTCACCATCTTCTCTAATGTAACCTTTTCCAATTGGCATATCCCATTTATGAGCCCATACCATAGGTACATCACCAGACTTGAAACCTGATTTTATTGAACCTGGGAGAACAATGTCTCCATCGGAATCTAGATTATTGAAAACAGAAAAGACAGCAGAGACTTTACCTTCGGAGTCTTCATCAAATTTAAAGTCTATATTCTTTACTTCTCTTTCTTGCATGCAAATGCTCCTCTGTAATTACAGTTATATAAGATTATTTTAAACAGAGGTGTTTGAATTTAGTGTCTTTTCTTTTGTTATATCTTTAATTACAGTTAGCTTTGATATTGGCATGGTTACACTTCTATCTGTTTTTTTGTGTTTACCATTTTCTAATATTGCCCAAACCTGCATTGTAGCTTCTTTACCATCGACTGATATTACTACACCATGTACTGTTGAAGGTGGGTCGGGGTCCTTATTTATTGACCAACTGACAGATTGACCAACTCTAACGCTTGATGCTTTCTCCCCACTTTTTTTAGATGAGAGAGGGTGTGAAGAAGGCAGCAAGTCGGTATCGTATGGTTTTCTCTTAAACTTACCAGTTCTCAATGCATGAAGGAACCCGTTTACACGTGCTATTCCCCATTGGTCAGCAGATGTTACATTACCTCTTACTGAGCCAGGGTTAGTACGATAAGCACCTACACCTCTATTGAACACAGAAACTAAAGTTCTAAGATTTGTTTTATACTTAGGACTTCCATCGTTATGTTCTTTAACCTTGTTAGTAAGTATCTTTCTGACATTAGCAGAAACCTTTGATGCAAATGCTTCATCAAGTATTTCATTTGCAACTTCTAAACTTTTCTTTCTTCTTCTACGAACTAATTCTTTTCTTTCATTAATTATTTTTTTCATAGCAGGAACGCCAATATTAGAAACACCACCCCATTTAATGTTTGCTATTGTTCCATTAAGTCTTGTATTACCTTGATGTCTTCCCATGTATCGTTCTCTTCTACGAACCCAGCTAAGAACTGCTTCACTTCTATCGCCAGCTTTATATTTAGCCCAGTTTCTGTAAGCATCATTACCTGTAAAAGATGTTGGAGGATTACCACCGTTACCAGCTAATCTCCAAATCTCAGGCCAGTTCTCTTTTAAATCTTTTGCATAAGCAAATGGAAACTCTTTGTATTTAGAATTAGATATTCTTACTGCTCTATCATCTCCAGGGCTAGGAAAGTTTGTTCTATCTTTTTTTGGTTTTTCTTTCTTCTCACTACGCCATGAATCAGAATCAATCTCTTCCAATGCTTCAGCTTCTTCTGTAGAAACTTTTATTTCTTCCATTTCTGCTAAAGCTTTTTTCATACTTGCTAAAAACTTTTCAGCTTCAGCTCTTGTTTTAAAACATTTAATTACTTCATTGTCATAATGACTCACTACACAAAATGCACCGTTAGGCATTTCAGCAATATATTTATCTTCTGATATTCTTTGTGGTGATTCAACAACGTCTTGTCTTGTAGACTCTGGTGGCAATGCAACAGAACCTAGTAAAGCTTTTCCTTCATCTGGAGAAAATCTATCTCTTTCTAATAATGGTTGTCCATCTTCAGTAATCTGTACTGTATTAAGAGGTCTTAAATAAATATCATGTCTGTCGTCTGCTTCAAGTCCTACAACTTTTCTAGCTTCACCAATAGTTATCCAGCCACCTTGAACACCAGTGTTTACTCTCTTGTAAAGTTCATCCATATCTTCTGATAATGCTCTTACTTTTGTGTAATCAAATTCGCAAACACCACCATCAGTTATTCCATAATCTGGTTCTAATAGTTGATGAGTTAATTCTGAAGAAACCATTTTCCATAAAGGTATGAGTTTTTGTTCTGTAAAGAACTCTCTTAATTCTCTTGTATTGTTATAAGTTGCTGAATCTAAACCAGCACCAAGACCAGCAAGAATTGCAGGAACACCCAACACAGCAGATATTCTTTCTTCTGGTAATCTTCTTAATTCTTGTAGTTTCATTTGGTCAGGTGAGAAAGAAACAATATCTACATTCATAGAACCAGACAAAACCATTGGAGCACCTCTATTAGCACCACCAAATTTTTGCTTATAAGATTCTGATATAGCTTCGGCTTCTTCTCTTGTTGGACCTCCAAGAGAATCGTTACGTGGAGAAAGAACAACACCTGGTACAGCCATATTGTGCAATAAGGCAGCTGACCATTGTCCTGCTGATTCATCACCTAGTATTTCTCTCAACACACCTTTAAGGGGAGCATGTCCTCTTCGATGGTCGTTAGGGTCTATTCCTTGTCGGATATGTACTATGTCATCTACTGGAATCTTTAAATTTTCTCCACCTTTACCATTCTGATAATATTCATAATGTGTAATTAGTTCGTTTTCGTTTCCCCTTACCTCAACTAAGTTAGGCATAATAGGAACAAGTTGTACTACTTTACCACTTGAGTTTCTGTTTTTATAAAGAAAAGCATCTCCGATTGTATTTATTGCTAAAACTATATAGTGAGATAAAAGACCAGCAGACATAAAAGGATTAGGTCTCTTGTATAAATTAGTTATAGGATGATTTGTCTGTACATCTCTATTACCAAAACTATCTGTCTTAACAACTTGCAATGTTGGTTCTGAAAATGCTGTAGATAAAACATTTAAACAAGCAATAACTGCGGAGTTAGCAGAGCCATCGCCTATTTCTCTTAGCTTATCTGATTCCCAGAATCCTGCTGTAGTATTGTATCCATATACAGACAAATCAGTACCATAAGTTTGGTTATAATTCGCTGCAGTTTTGCTTCCGATGTCCCTACCTGTTAAGGCATCGAAGGCTTTTTGAAATCTATTTCTTTCTGCCATTTATTAATACGCTTCCCAGACGCGTTTTTTTTGCATCTCTTGAGCTCCAAGTGCCATAGCGTCTACCATGTCATCATGCGAACCTAGCGGAAATGCAAGGAGCTCACGCTCTAGGTTCGGTAGCCATGGTGCTTCCGCTTTTAAAAGTACATCTCCAGACTCCATCCTAGCCGATAAAGGTAAAGCTTTGGTTATTTTATCCTTATCTGCTTTCATTTCTTGTACCCTATATCCCTCTCTTTGAAGCATTTGAGAAACTGTTTTAGATAAGCCGACATTCTCAATACAAACATGTGACCAGTTATATCTATCGTACATATTTCTTATTTCTGGAAATAAATCAGGTCCTTCTACTTTAATTTGTTTTACATCATTAACAAACAATGTACCATCGTTATGTTTAGCAAAATCTACTAGTGCTGTATGGTCTGAAGAAGTAGCAGTAGTTACAGCAATATCAACTGCACCAAAGTGTTGTAGTTCTAATGGGTCCCATGAACCACCACCACCTACCCATAAACCATCTTCACTTTTTTGAAAATAATTCAACCAATGAGGTTTAAATAGAGACTGACCATCTTCAACAAACTCTGCTAAATACTCTTGCGTATATATAATAGAACCAACTTCTTTCTTGGCAATTTCTAATTCGTCAGGGTCAATAGCTGGGTTGTCTAATGTAGAAAATCTAAATGTTTCCCAATTATCATCATCTTGTGCATTTTGCCATAAATCATAAAACCAATTGTTCATACCCATTGGAGTACTAATAAATAAACCTTTACCTTTTCTTTCTGTAAGTGTTGGTCTTAGAACTTCTCTCCACACTTCTGGTTTTACAAAAGCTGCTTCATCCATAACTAGAAAGTCAAGACCTTCACCTCTTAATCTTTGTGGATTATCAGCAGATTTAGCAGCAATAAAACCACCATTTTCAAAATGAACTTCCATGTTTGCAATAGAAACTTTAGGTCTTATCTTTTCGGGGAACGACATAGCTGCTGCTTCAATAGCTCTCCAACCTACACGAGCAATTGCGAATGTTGGTGCAACCCACCAAGCTCTTTTACCTTCTAAAGCATTTTCCATACACATCTGTACACCAAGACGTGTCTTACCAAATCTTCGACCAGCACAAAGAACTTTCCACCTAGCTTCAGATTCCGCTACAGTTTTCTGTGCTTCATGAAGTGCAGGGAGAACACCCTTGTATTTAACCATTACTCTTCATCGTACTCTTCCCACGTTTCAAGCAACGCAAATACTGTTTCCTCCAATCTGTCTAACTCCATAACTACTAAACCATCAGAAGTTCCATCAGGCATTGCAACAAATACAAATGGTTTGTTACTACCTATTGCTGTATTGTTAGAATCTGATTGTGCTTTAGCATTTTTAAATTTAGTCCATAAGGTCTGAACTTGCTTTCCAGCTTTTACTTCAACTCTTACTTGACCTAACCAACTTTCTTCATGTCCCATCATCGACCTGAACTTAGTATTTGGTATCTTTAATTTTTTACGAGCAAGGTTTTGTTTTCTTCTACCTTTGTTTCTATTACGACGAGCTCTTTGAGCCGCTTCACTTTTAGCTGGGTCATCAGGATTATATCTTTTTTGTCCCATAGCTACATGAAACCCTGGACCTTTCTCTCTAAGTTTTCTTGATTTGTATTCAGAATATGTTTCATCATCTCTCATGTCAAAGCCTGACATATTACCACCTAAACTTTCTTTTCTTTGCTTCACTATATTTCTTATATGAAGTGACTGATAAATCACTTGGGTCTTTTTCCCATTCTACATCAACAGGAGTTTCAAACATAACGTTTCTAGAAATTTGTCTTTGTGTAGGACTAGAACACTTAGGACAATTTATTTGAGGTTCTTCTTTAATTCCATAAGTAACTTCAAAAAGAAATTCGCAAATATCTTTAATACATTTATGTTCATATCTAGGCATAGAGTAATTATAGTAGTAATTTTGAATACGGCTATCCTATGGACAGCCGATGATGGGAGGAGGTCGGTGTGGATGCCGACATCTTTATATTACTTATTCTTAATATACCTTGTGGTATTTGACTGTCTAATAAATTTATTAAGGTAAGCATCGATGTAATCAAAAATATTTATTTCGTTTGGGATTATCATCTGTTGAACTGCTTCGTTCTTTTCAAACATAATTACAAGAGTTTCATTCTTAAGAGTTTCTTTTTTAAATCTGTAACCTGCGTATATAAAATCTTGAATCATGGTTCTATAAATATACCATAGGGGTTTGGTATTTAAATAAGATGGCCGCCTCGCAGGACGGCCTTAATCTTATGACTGAAAAGTATTCTTCCTATGAACAAGTCCATAGACGATTACGATTCTAGTATATCAACTTATGCAGATAGTCTACTTTGTTTTAAAGATTGTAATTCTTCTCCTACATCTTCAAACATCTCTGACCACATTGGTTGCCAGTAACCTACTGGTCTTAATTGGTCAAACTGTCTAGCTACTCTGACACCTTTTTGCATCAGCTTAACTCCAATATTATCCCAAACAGTTTTAGCCTTGTGAAAGTCGAACTTCTTTTCCATTGCAATCATTGTTCTGAAAGAAGCAAGAACAGGAACGAGTACTGCTTGTTGTAGTACGTATTCCATTTCTTTATCATCTTCAATGAATAGTGTTTGGTTTTTATTGTTAGACCATTTGGAAAATATAAATGGAGTATCATCTATAGTTTCGCCTGTAGCCTCACACCACATTGGATAAGAAGTTTCTTGTACATAGTCTTTGAATTTATATATAGCTTTTAGACTAGACTCAAACTTCTTGTATTCTGCTTTAGATTCCTCATAACGTGCAACAATTTTATTTTTGCCACCATAAGCCCATACTTTATTTATAGGTTTAGTTGTTAATTCAGAACCATCTGGGATTAATGAATATACAGTAGAAAGAATATCTCTAACTTTTATAGTACCTTCATCTCCTTGGAAATAGACTATTGAATCTTCATAAGGCGTATTCTTGAAACCTTTTTTAATCCATTCAAATTCTCCCTTATGGTTCAACAATGATTCATCACTGACTTGTAATGAGTTGTTGAGACCAATAGAGATATTTAGTCTTGTGCTTTCATCTGTAACACCAGTCATAATAAACACTCTAACTAGCCTATCTTCTGGAATAGAATTACTATTCTCTCTAATAGCACCATACAAGTGTCCACCATTAACAACACCATCTTTGTTTGATAGCGTAAGTGTTATTGAATTATCTTCTACTACTGCATCAGTAGCAAAGATATGTATGCCAAGTGCTGCAAACATAAATAAGTCTGGCGTCTCTTGCTCATCAGTAAGAGCTGCAACCATTTCTTTATATGATGCTTTGTCAGCTATTGGCTTTCTTGGATTTGGATTATCTGGTAATTCATCAGCTTCAGCTAAATCCTTACATTTGATATATCCATAGTATTCTTTAACATTCTTATCAGTTAAAGAAGTTAGTGTACGAATTGCCTGAATAGGCAATGTGATTTTTGCATTACGCATTTTATCCTCTTTCTTTTTTGAGATATCCTTTTGATAATCTCTCTTACCACGCAACTTTTGTTGGTGTATAAGAAATATTAGACAATATAAAAATTAAGTCAAGAACCTTATACGAAAATCCAAGCAGGTTTTTCGTTTATGTATTTAAAAATCTTTGCCAACATACGAACATCTTCAATAGCAGAGTGTGCTTTATACTCCTCATCTAACATCCACTTTGCTACATCAACTTGACTATGAGCTTTATCTGGATACATTTGCTTAATCTCCGCTTTAGTATCCCTCCATTTACATAATGGAACTAGAGTTTGATACTTCTCGCAGGTTTGTTCCATAACTTGCTGGTCAAAAACAAAAGCATTATGTGCAACAGCAGTCTTACCTGTAAGAACTTTCTGTATTTCTGGGTAGATATCTTCCCATTTCTGTAAATCATTACGCTTAACAAAGTCATCTTTCTCAAATCCATGGATATCAGTAGCCCAAGGTATGCCTTCTTTAATAAAATCTGTGTGTGGTTCTATGAAATAATGGTACTCTTGGTCACTAGATAAATCTATCATGGCAAATTCAATAGGGTCATACCATAGTTTTGACTTAAAATATCCATTCATTACAGGGGGTGTGTGTAATATATCTGCACCTGTGGTCTCAAAATCTAGTATTACGAACTTATCTTCCATCTGGTCTTAGCCTTTTAATCTTATAGGGTATTTCATACCCCTGTGTTTCTAGGTAGTAGAACATTTCATGTCTTGTAAATGGTCCAAATAGCATTGGGTCATCTCCCTTAGTCAATATTATCTCCCAGTAATAAACAGGAACTTTAAAACTTTTCGCCTTTTTTTCTTCGTTCTCGTCTAATGGCTCTGCGTTCTCGTTCAGATTTACCACCCCATATTCCAAATCGTTCTTTTCTTACTACTGCAAATTCTAGACACTCTTCTCGAACTTTACATTCTTTACAAATTGCCTTTGCAATTACAGTACTACTACCTCTCTCTGGAAAAAACTCATCTTGGTCTGTACCAACACAGTTAGCATCTTTGTACCAATCTGGAATCTGTAGGATATCAGCAAGCGTCGCTATAAAACTCTCCCTTATTGCT